TATCAATTCATTCATCCTGATACAAGAGGTTGCTTATTTGATTTAAATGGTAAACGATCTGATATTCTTTACAATACTGAACAACCTATTATTTGTGAAGAGTGTAAAGGAAAATTTAAGAGCAAACAAATTCAAGCTGAAACAATTCACTTATTTGAACATGAATTAAAAAGGATAAGAAAGCCGTTTGCTTTAAGGATGGAGAGATGGATTAAAAGATATCCTCTTCTTTCTATTTTTATTAGTGCATTAACGGCAATAGCTCTAAATATTTTAGCCAATTTTATTTGGGAATGTTTATCCGAATAGAAAAAGAGTAGAAAACTCTTGTGTTTTCTACTCTTTTTCTATTTATAACTTTTTAATTTTGTGTTATAAAATATTCGTTACATCTAAACCCCTTGCGCGGGGTAAAGTCTTTAAATTCACAGCTCATGTAGAGTTCCTTCCGGTCAGCCCAATGTGCCATATCTTTCTGCCATTGCGGGATGATCTGGCGCGGGTTGTTTAAATCTCGGAAGGGTTGACAATGCGGTACAAATCGACGGCTAATGCTTTTCCAATAATTAACCCTGTGAAACGACTCTTTAAAGTCCATCAGGATACAATACAAGAAATATTCACCTTTGAAACCATACTTATCAATCAATTTGGCAGCCCGTTCAACCTCTGCTATCTGTCCCGGCGTATCACATCCAAAGCGAATACGCTTTATCCATTTCACACGAGCAAGGAGCCTGGCTATATCATCGGTAACTAACCTTGCGTCCAGCCCTTGGTTGAAGTCAATTCGTAGCCCCATGGAAATAATCTTTTCGATCTGCTGTAATCCGTATTCGGAAGCCAAAACATTGTTATCCATCAAAATCACATGCTTTCTATTTCCGGCAACTTCTTCGATATCCATATATGGAGTAATGTTTCCTTCTTTTGTCGGAACAACACACCATTTACATCGGTTCGGGCATCCACGTGTCAAAAAGCCGTAAGCCTCTTTATCAATACCGTACAAGCTGTAATCCGGAAAAGATCGATCTACATCCTCTGGTAAAATTTTCGCTATATCATAACCGGTACCTCCTTTTTCGATCTGATCAGCGGTGATATAGTACCCATAATCCGGAGTAAATGAAAAAACCTTTGCCATATATACCTTATCGTACGAACAAAGAGAATTATACCATTCGACATTATCGCCACGTGCTTTATGATAAACACTGATCTTCATCAACGCCAAATTCGGATAAGTGCTATCGACGGCTAGTAAACCTATATTCATTTGCTTCAGTTCTTTTTAGTTATTAATTATTCTCTTTCATTTGACATTTTACGACCCTTACTGGTAGCATAATAAACAGTAGGTTCTCCTTCTTTGTCGATAGCCCCTATCCATCTTCTTCTTTCAGCTTCTTGGATGAATAAATTGATGCCATAGTATGACTTATTTTTCAGCCAATCCAATTCATTTAATTGGTCGAACGTCATCCTTCCTCCCCAAACAAGCGAACTCGTCAGCATTTCCGCTCCTTCAGTCAATATATTTGCCATGACTCAGTTATTTTTAATTTTGAAACCAATAAGATTTTACACTTTCAGCAACATCTCTCATTTCAGACCAGGCACATTTGGTATTAAAACTAAGGATATAGCCTAAAGCCTTAATGACAGAACCTGTTAACAGGAATAATCCTGCCAGACAAAACACTGACAAAATGAAGATAAACGCGACTATAGCCGCTATTTTGTTTTTATCCATGATCTTCGCTTAATCAATTATCAAAATCTCTCTATATGAAATGTATATCTCCTGTGATACCGTATTTTCATCATGACACCAGCACAAATACCATTTACGATTTCCACAAGAGTCATACTGAGCCTTCCACATTTTACCATTATACTTGCCGGTTGGTTCCGAACCGGTGTAATCCGGCAACATCTCAAAATCCCGTCTATACATCACGGCATATTTGTCATCAAGAACCAGATTGTTTCTGTCCGGTTGTTTCCATACTTGTCCCCAGGGATGCGTCATCGGCGGGATAACGTTCTCATCCAATACAACTCTCTGCATTTCCATTTTTTCGGTCTGTTACCTTAACCAGTTGAATCCCATAATCGGAACCTTTCTTTACCCAGGTGAAAGAACCTTTTATCCGGCCCCTAACCATTCCTTTTACAATATCTTCGATATCACTCATAAATACCCGGTAATGGAATTTATGGGAAAAGAAATCTTTATTCTTATCCTTAAATGGGACAAGAAGCATGACCGCAGAAGAACGGCCCCTTTCATAACCTGAGATATACAGGTCGGCCTCAAAAATATAATTATCCCTTTCTTCATCGTAGCGGTCTCCGTCCCATCGGCAGGGGACTCCTTTATAGAAGTGCATTTTCCAGCTTTGCTTCTTCATATTAATAAACTATTTTTATCTGTTAGAACTAAAACAATGACAATTGATCGCCTTTTTCCCGTACGATCTCCAGGTGATAAGTTGAATTTTCAATATCAATCAACGTTTCTTCATCGATCCCGTTAAAGATAAAATCTCTCATCTCCATTTGCGGGTATGGGCATTTAATCAAATCCGCCCTGATATGGGCGTGGGGTCTGCGGGGAACTTCCGATTTACCGTTTACGAAGCAGTTTGGATTGGGACATGTGCAGTCATGTATAATCGAAGTGACCTGGTATATTCGGCCTTCATAACATGTATGCCCGTTCCAATGTACCTTAAACTTGTCTCCTTTGCGTATCATTTTCTATTTCGTAATACGATTGTCGTTTTATTGATCCGGACAGGGATCAGCCTCTTTTCCCGCCACATCTGTCTTTGGATGATGTCATCCAAAGACGATGCGTTTTTTGCCGTGTCCGGCTTTATCTGCCGGGAAATACGTTTTGCCGTCATATCTATAGCGAGTTAAATTCATTTTGCAACGTATCGATCTGTTTCTGGACACGTGAGATGTACATATCACTAAGTTCATGAGGCTTCACAAACTCCGTGACTTCGAAATAACTGCCACGGGAATCTATCATTCCTACTCCTGCTTTTGGGTGTTCCTCCATCCGTTTCTTCAATGCCTTTAACTGAGATATCCGACCGAGAATAATACCGGCCTTTTCATAACCTTCTATTGTCATACCGCTTTTTTAATTTGTTCACCACACTTAAACATATATAAATCCAGCCCGTCGTTATCGACGATGTAGTAGTCCGGTTTCACCAAGGAACTCCAGTAATCAACCGGAAGGAGACGTTCATCGCCGAACGATGGTTTCCGATATCCGGATGTCGGTACATAATGGGCCTGGAAGGACACACAAGAATCTTCGTAGGTAGATAATATGCGGGTGATATCCGGATCGGAAAAATGTTCCAATACTCCATGTGTGACAACCATCGTTCCGGGTTCAAAGAATTTCTTTTCCAGGATATTTTCTCTGGTATAAAATCGGGGAACCTTTCCAAGGTATCTGCCCAGGTTCATAAAACGGGTGTTATCTCTGCATAAATCTAATATTCCTGAATCCAGGTCCGCGAATATAATCTTGGTAACGTCACCAGCATTTTCATTTATTTCCTCTTCGGTCAGTTCCTTGGCCAGTTTAGGATAAAACTGCGACAGGTTCTTTACCACGCTCCCAATGCCACAACCTTCTTCCTTTAGCACGACTTCGCCAGACATCAGGTTACTAAGTCTTTTAATGTTCAAGATTATTTCTGTCAAGAAACGGGCGTATTTCTTACGGAAATACTCATCGTATTCTCTGTTTCGTACCCGGTCCCGATAAAAATCCGGCCAGGATAAGATTTTTGTTTTCTCCATGTTCTTTTTATTTAATTGTAATCCGGAGCCCATTCGACTGTTATGATTGCTTTTACTTTTCCGGTTCCGTCACACTGGGCACATTCCGTATAATGGTCGTCATTATGACCTCTTCCGTCCTTGAAACCGCCTGTCCCGTGACAGGTAGGGCATTCGAGGTTTCTGACCGCTTTTTTTTCCACGAGCCGTTTATCGGCTGGCGGGGTTATATCCAGGGTATGTTTTAACTCACTCATTGGAGGATGTTTTAATGTTACAAATTCACTATTGATCCAAACTAAGCCTTTCCTGTCTTCGATTGCAATGCAGCGATCCTTGAAGTCGACAGAGACGACTTCTTCCAGCAGGTTTCCGATGGCGATCCGCATACCGGACCGCCATCTTATGGAGTAAAATTCACTTGCTGTCATTGTTTTCTGGGGGATTCTTCGTTTTATCCTTTTGACCGGCTTCCCCGTCAAAGGGAAAAACATCCATGATCTGGGTTTCACTGACCTCTATGAGCCTGTAATCGGCCAGTGTTTTTTTCATGCCTTCCTCAAAAATAGCGACGGCATCTTTCAAGGATGAAGCCTGTACCAATATGCGGGTAAGGGTTCTTTTTTCCGCTCCGCTCTTTTCGTCCAGGGTTATGAAATAAATACGGACCTTATAAAAGCGATCACCGTTTTCATTGAAGAAAAGCTCACTGTAATGCGCCCGTTTGATATCCGCAACGGTAAATTCCCCGGATATAAAAGGACGAATCTCTTCCACGATTCTGGCTTCTGCCTCGGTAAATGACAAGGCATCCACCAGGTAGGGTTCCGTTACTTTCTTCTGTAGTCCGTTCTCCAGTACCTTTTCATAGGAGATACGGCATGTAAACCAACTGTGCATAATGTTATTCTTTAAATAATGTAGGTTCTTTGCTTTCTTTCTGATATTCCAACAGACACAGGTCTATTAGCTGAGTTTCCCAGTTTATGGGGCGTTTCTTGTGCATGTTCCGGAGCAAGTCCCGGCATTTGTCAATCGGCAAGCCTGTATCCAGCTTGGCAACATAAAGGTTTATGTCCTTCAGATAGATGCGTTTTACATCTATCACCTTTGCGTTACCTTTCCATATCCCTTTCAGGTAGATTTGCTTTATGGCTCCCACACAATATTTTTGCGGGTTATGCAGCCTCATGGTTGTAAAAGTGCTACAATTCAGCTTACCGTTCCAGTTCTCGGTAAATTCCAGTCTCTCATCCATAACCTTGTAATATTTCCCGTTTTGCTGCTTACAGTAAAAGCAATACAGAGCATGTTTGCTTGTTGTCCTGGGGACCCAGCTCACCGAATACTGAAAGCCGCATGGGCAGACATATATCCAGTGTCCCCGGGTCAGTGTCACGGATTTGACTTTTATAAGCGGTTGAACGACGGTTCCAGTCTCACCCATACGCCGAGATCGTTTTTCTCGTAGAAGTAGAAGTTCGTGGAAGAGGCTTCGACCAAATGGGATTCCTTGAATAGGCTCATGATGGAACTGTATTCCGGGTTATTGAAACGTTCTTCCAATTCATACAGCTTACTGACGGATTTGTAGTCGAGATCGCCGTATTTGTTACGCTCCAAAAGGGTCATTGCCAATTGATACATCGGATCGTTCGTCCCGTCTTTCTTTTCCTTGATCCAACCTTGCAGGAACTCGATCAGGCGACTGGCGGCCACATCGGCACGTTCATCGAATTTCTTGATCTTGCATGTTTTCACCTCAATCCGGAAATTGCCTTCCTGCACGGTGTAGTTCATTTGGCCGGGATTACGAAGCTGGCCGTATTCTGCGAGCGTATCCCGGAATGCGCCCAGTTCATCCACGCAAAACTTATGAAGTCCCTTAACTTCCTCACATACTGCCCGGACCTTGTTCTCAACCCGTTGCACCAGTTCGGCACGAATACCCTCATAGGCTTCACGGTTTTTCAGTGCCGCCTGGTGTTCTTCTTCTCTCTTTTTTGCCAGCAACTCTTTCAGTTCCTTGCTTGACAGTTTACTTAAATCTAATGACATGTTACTTTGATATTTATGCTGTTAATATTCCATTGATTTTTCTCCGGACAGACGGACGTAATCGACATCTATCCGGTTGAGTTCGTCCAGTAGTTCCTGGTTGGTCGGATCGTCAAAAAGCAAGTCGAGTATCCGGTCGCTTTCCCGTTCCAACCGCGACAACTCTTCCCGCTGGGAGGCTGTCGGGATTTTCTTCTCTTGTTTGACACGAGGCATTTTATCAGTTTTCTGTTATGATATAATCCAGTTCCGGGTTCCCGGTAATATCCACGGCGTTCTTGTTCCGCCATTCCGCATATACGGCACGTAAACGACTAAGGGGGATACCATTGAAATAGGCACAATTCGCGGCCCTGGCTGCGATAGCCTTCGCATATTCAACTTTCGCCGCAGGGCTGGGGAAAACATATTTGCATTTGTCTACATAGGCACAGATCGCAGCAATGACGCGCTTACGTTCCTTATCCAGGGATTGGTCGTAACGTTGCGCCTTCTGCTTACCGGAACCTTTCATGTCCTCTATCATCAGGCTGTATTCACCCGGATATTTAGAGTACATTTCAGAAAGTGAACTCGTTTTACCACCACTGTAGTTATAGACCAGTCCTTCTTTAATGACATCTTTGTACTGTTCCTGATAGCCTTTCGTCTGCTTTAACAGTTCCCAGAACAACGCATGGGTAGACCTTTTTTTTCTTGTTTTTGCTGCCATATCCTTAATTGATTTCACGTTCCCCATGAATGAGGGCCGCTTTGTTTTCGTCAATGTCTATCCGGCCTCCTTCACCGTCACCGCCGCGAACCGTGACAAATGCGGAGAGGCCTTTTATCTGCACATACACGTTAGAGAGTTTTTTGGCAAGGATACCGGCCGATGTTGCCGGTTCCCCCGCTTCTTCATGATCCAGAAAAACAAAAAGCGTTTCAGGGAATTGACGGAGTAATTCTACAATGGCGTTTCCCTTCAATTCGTCCTTATAGGCGATCAGGTTGTCTATGAAGACGATTTTTTCCGCTTTCCGGTTTTCTTCCAGTTCTTTCCTGAGTTCTTCCATAGGGAGGTAACCCAGCGTATGGAATGCGCTGTTGTCTTCCCGTATGCCGGCTTTTTGAACAGCCCATGTATACGAATATCCATAGCCTTCTTCCGCCGCGATGTACAGGACCTTTTCGATGGAAGACAGATAATTTGCAAGCCGTAGGGCAAAGGACGTTTTCCCGTTTTTCGCATTGCCGTAAATCATCCAGCAGCCTTTCCTTTCACGATTTCCCAGTATCTTTTTCCATTCCCCTGTAAAGGGCATGAATTTGAATTTCTGGCTGTACAAATTGCTTACTGATAATCTGCGAGGCATATCCTTATTCCTCCATTAAGATTAATAATGATTCGGCACGGCGTAAACCTGTTTCGGCCTCCTGGCTGTCGGTTGCAAGACAGCGGGTGACGATCCGGTCAATAAGGCTCCTGTTAGCTACGTTTACCGAAAGGACATCCCGGATCAGTTTCCGGTAAAAATCCATGCGTTCAGACGGGTTGTAAGGGACCACATGGTTATACTTGCTGGAGAAACGGCTGAACAGTTCCTTATAGGATTGCTTCTTTGACTTTCCCTTGCCTTTTTGTAACTTGGTACGAAGACCGTCCGCGCCCATCATATACCATCCGCATGTATCCTGTGTACCGTTCCAGAACTCATGTAGAAGCTGGAGCGACGAATAGGACAGGCAACCGGCTTCATCTATAATCACGATCGGACGGGGAAGGATGTTCAAAATATACTTTGTGGATGCCTTGATATCTTCCAGGGTTCCTTCCAGTTCAGCACCGACAGAACGGGCCAGTTCCTTGATAAAGGCGCGTTCCTGACGGCATTGGCTGGCATCGACATAAAAACAGTTCTTCAATGTCCGTGACAGGTAACGGGCCGAATAAGTTTTCCCGATGGCGCATTCATCCACGAACATCATGGACTTGCCGAACTCCTTGCAGAATACGACATCATCCTCAATCATATTGAACACGTCGGTCCGGGCCATATTCCATTTGCGTTCGTTAAGTGATACTCCCAGGACCCGCCCCAGTTCCAGCCATTTGGCCGGGGATATCTTTTTCTCCGTCTCACCTTTTTTCAGTGAACTGTAGACCGTTTTGTTTATACCGTATTTCTTTGCAAAGTTGGCGTCGCTGCCATCGTAACGGTCGCGTGCTTCTGTGAGTGCGGCCAATACTTTCACTTTAAAATCTTCTGTCAATTCTATCATGGTTGTAATTTTTATTGTCGTTAAAATCTTTCACTAAGTCCTCTCACGTATGACCTTTGAACAGGATTCGAATACCCTTCAAATGCCGTTTCCTCGACCTCTTTCAGGATTTCGGTTTCTTCCTCCGTTTCCGGGACCTTATAACGGTTCAGTCCGGAAATGGAGAACTTTTTGTTCAGGGTGATATCCCGGTTGTCTATGACCGTGACTTTCTCTATTGCATGGTAACGGCGCTGGCTGTAACCTTCCAGCGTGGCACGATAACGGGCAAACAGTTCACGGTTCCGGGCCTGCTGGGGCGTTTCCTCGATTTTTGCACGTGCTGTTTCCGGCTGTCTTACGAGTTCACAGACCACACGTGTCGTATCTTTCAGGCAAGCTACGGCGGCAAGGACATCGCCGTTGTTGTCATCCAGCCAGTAGATATCGATGTCCCTCCCGGCAAGGACTTGCATGTGACGAATCAGCCTTTCACCGGTCACCAGCTCGCCGCTATCGGCCAGTAGAAAAATATCTTTACGGAACCTGATTTGACCGGCTTTATTACAACTGCTTGCCGTTTTATATCCAAGGGTGAACAAGATGGATTTGTAATTGATCGGGCGGTTGTTGTCCGGATTCTGCTTTTCCATAAAGACTTCCCAGCGGGTTTTCCCGGGGTATATGGTACATTCCATGTTGTTGCATGTCTCGATGTCCCGCAAACACTGTTCAACCAGCTTTTCGTAAGGAACGATCTCTTTTTTATCCGTTCCTGCCTGGTTGGCTTCCGAACGGGCAAACGGACGCGCGATCCAGCCGATATGTTGTTTTTCCAACTGGTAACGTATCGGTTTCCAATAGGCTTCGCAACGCTTGCTTCGGGCACTATTGGCCTCGATCCGAACGGTTTGGAACATGCTGCCTTCTTTCAGGAAGCCATCACGATAATCCGCATTCAGGTTACTTTCACATTCGATCTCTGCCGGGAGGGGTAGTCCCCACATGGCATAATTCCGGACCATCTGGCGATAAAAATCAAGAATGATCCCTTCCTTGCTGGTCCCGTACACCCAGGTCACGATCGCTTCACTACCCAGGTCGACGCCAAGATAAAACCACATGCGTGAACCCTTTTTATATTCGAAAGGAGGCTGGCGGTCATCGACTGATATGATCGATCCGGCAAAGCGGGGATGAGCCAGCTTTTCGAACGGTACGAACTGCGCCAGGCGTATCTGACGGTTCCCTGTTCGTTTCCGGGATGTGGCCAGCGAACTGTTCCATGAGTTTAGGAACATGGTTATGCTTCTTTGACTTATGCGTTTGAAGTCCTTCGGGTCAAAGATTTCCCCGGTCTCATTGTTGATTACCTGAACATAGCCAGACAGGAACCCGTCCAACTGGCGGTAAACTTCGGCGGAACTCGGTTTAAAAGATTGATGGGTAAACATACTTTCCAGCAAAAGGCGGGTTTGTTCGGCAGCCTGACCGCGATTATTGTTATCGTAGCCTTTCAACATCGAGCTATAACCTTCTTTCTCAAACCGTTCGATCTTCCGTTTCAATGATATGTGATTAGAGGGAAGTTTATGCAAGGGAAGTTGCTTCAATGAGCGGAACTCATTGAAGTTATTCACGACTGTGGATAATAACTTGTACGTGTTTTTTAATGGTACATTGCGTTTGATACATTCTTCAGTATGGGCAACACGCCAACGGATGGCCGCCCTCATAACACTGGCATCCAGAACATATTCTTTCTGCCTTTCCGGGTCTATATTTCCGTATTTACTGGGTGATATCTCTGAAAAGAATGTGACTGCTTCTTTGTCCTCCCAGAAAAACAACTCCAGGGAACAATCAACCTTGCGGGGATCACCTAATTGATTACGCCATTCTTCGGGAAGAGTGTCAAAATCAATCAAAAGTTTTGTATCTAAACCGCCACCTCTCTGAGCGCGTTTGATCCCAAAAGCCTTTTTTGAGTCTCTCCAAAGTTTGAGCTTTAACGCCTCCCATGAAGGAAAGAACGTCGGTATCAGCTCGTCTATTGTAACCACTACCATATTATTCCAAATTTGAGGCATATTCTTATTCATTTTCATTTTCTATACTGTTCCCCGTGGCGGAGTCGAACCGCCAAACATCGGACCATCCGGGGACCACCCACAAAGGGGGGGGAACCTAAATCAATCTGTCACCTAAAAACTAATCATGGATTACTTATCATTCTTTCCCGAAGGTCCGATCAAACCATTGCTCGAACTCTTCAAAGGCTTTATCCGCTTCCTGCTGAAAATGGATAGCGAGCAGGGTGAAAAAAACAAAGACCAAAAACATCAGAAGACCTTTCAAAAAGACAGGTTCTCCTGTTTCCATAGCCCATTCCATTGTCCCTAAACCGGCAAAAAGAAACAGCCAGCTAAATGCCCATCCGTAGAGAATTATACGACCTAATATAATCTTACTCATCACTGTGCCTGGATTGTTCATATTTACTTCGAGGATCATTTACGGGTTTGTCTTTGTCTGACAAAGTTGTTTCTTTAATGAAATCCCGAAGACTGGGAATCCCGTATCGGCATAGATCACAACAGACTTGGGAAAGGCTGTCCTTTTTTAGTTTATGACCATTTTGTTTTTTTTCTACAGAAATAACATCGGAATTAGCCTCCTGACTATTCGGTTTGTATCTTGGAATACGGGCTACACCAATAACTTTCCCTACATGTACTTTTACAAGAAGATTTTCAATATCCTTATTTGTCCATTCAATGAGTTGGAGCATCTCTTCTTTTAGGATATCTCTTTGTAGGTCTCTAAGTTGCTCAATCGATCTGTCGATGTCTTTCGAATCGGATATCCCTTCGATATGGATATCTATTTCAACAAGTCGGGCACGACCATCTATTTCGGATGGTTTGTACGTTTTGATAATTTGAGTTCGCATATTTTTATTTATTTGTTATAGTTCTTTCTGTTTCTCCTTTTGCATTTAAAATTCGTGTTACACGCGACATAGGTTTCTCTTCCATCAAAAAACCTCCATTTTCCAAAGCCATCTCACGAGCCTGGTGAGCTTTTGGACTATTACGTTGAAAACTTAAAGCCAAACTCAATCCGCCAGTGCTCAATCCCAGTTTTTTGCAAATCATTTTTCGCACTGTGGTATCTTTTAATACTATTTTCTTTTCCATATCAATGATTGTTTATTAGTTTATTTAGCTTAATATCACTATTGGATTCTTTATCGCTGTAAATTGTTTTTTCTCTACTCATATTGTGTATATGTTTGAATTTTACTTACCTTTATAGCCGTGTAAACGTCTTACATGGTGCAATATTACACAGAATGTTTCATATAACAAAATAAAAACGAGATAAAATGACACAAAAAGTTTCAATAATAACAAAAGGAGAGATGCTTGACATGATAAAAAAGCATCTTAATATACAGAAAAACACTGAGTTTGCTCGTTTTTTAGGAATATCGTCACAAGCTGTTTCAAATTGGTATGCAAGAAATACATTTGACGCAGAGTTACTATACACAAAATGTGACTTTATTAATGCCGATTGGCTTCTTTCTGGTCGTGGTTCTATGTTGAAAGAAGAGATTAAACAACCAAAGACAATACAGGAGCCTTCATTTTGTGTAAATAATGATTTTGTTCATATACCAGTAGTAGATATTTCAGTAGCTGCTGGATCAGGTTTTACCAATTCTGATTATATAGAGGAAGAAGAATGTATTTCTATGCCCCTATCTATGGTAAAGGATGGACGGAAATATTTATGTGTACGTGTAAAAGGTCAAAGTATGGTTCCATCCATTTTAGATGGAGGCTATCTTATCATCCGTTTAATGGAACGATCGGAATGGGAAAGTGTTCGAGACAACTATGTATATGTTGTAAGTGATAGGGAAGGAAGATCGTATGTTAAACGATTAAAAAACAGATTGAGGCAACATGGTTTTATTGTATGTATGTCTGACAATGTAGACAAAAGAAACTATCCTAACTTTAATTTATATGAAAAAGATTTGAATACGATTTGGTATGCAGAATGGTATTTTAGTGCTAAACTCCCTAATATTCAAGAAACTTACTATCGTAAACAAGGCGAATTAGAGGATCGACTGGACGAATTAACTGCCCAGTTTCAACAGTTTCAAAAAGCATTAAACACTAACCATTAAAATCATGGCATAAGCACTTTTTATAAGTATACACAGGTGAATAGGTGCAATTTATTGATAAATAGATTATTATCTTAATATATGATTCAATATAAACAAAATAAGGGTACACGAAACCCAATAAAAACGATTATTTACGACTTTTTTTAGGCAATAAGGGGGGACGAAACAGTAGGATTTAGCCTGTAAGATGTAACCCCAAATGTAACCCCAAGTGTAACCCCACTATCAAAAACAATGAATTTTATTCATCTTCTTAAACAACACAAAAACGCCATGATTCTACCCTTCTAAAACTTTTAAAGGATTAATATAAGGAGATTCAGTATATACCGCCAGACAGTCAAGGCAGGCTATTTGCGGCTTATTTCAAGCCTTTTAGGTAGGTTGATGTTTAAGGAATAAAACAAAGTAAACGAAGGCTGAATGTGAAATAATTTCACATGTTTCCCTATCTTTTTTCTGTTGGAAGTGAAGCAAATGTGAAGCAATGTGTACTTTTCGTTCTTGGTAGACCTGCCGTTTATTTACTGTTTATCAGTATTATACGGAATGAAACGTGTACTTTTCGTATTTCCTATAATACTTGTCAATATTGTTGTACTTTTTTATTCGAACAGTTCTCGTATTTCTCTAATTCCATTCGACTGCGGCTGGAAGTTACTAAATATACTCCACCGAAAATCAGGAATACTGCTACTATTTTTGTGAAATTAAAAGAGTCTATATTCCAGCAGACAGCAACAATACATGCCACAATCGGTTGGATATAATTATACATTCCAGCTACGGTTGGTCGCAATTTCTTTTGTCCTACAACAACAAGCATATAGCTGATGAATGTTGCCCCAATCACAATAAAAGCCAATCCAACTATTTCAGTCATTTGTAAATTGCCCCAATGTACATCTGCCAAGTCTTTTGCTGAGAAAGGTAACATGCAGATAAAAGAGTAGGTAAACATCCATTTCATAATGGTTGTTAATGAATATTTATTTACAAAATCTTTATAGAGTACAATGTAAAGGGCATAACTCAATTGGGCAAATAAAACAAGCAAATCTCCCCATATGGCTGTATCTTTGTTTGTGGATGTTATTTGAATATTTTGTCCGCTACCCAAGATAAGCAATAAAGCACCTCCTGCTCCCAATGTAATGCCTAGTACTTTTTTCCCAGTTATGGGTTCTTTCAAAATGAATGCAGCTAAAATCATAGCCCAAAGCGGCATACTTGTCGTAATGATGGAGGCATCTCCGGGAGAGGTTAAACTAACTCCGAATATGAAGCATCCTTGATTAAACACTATGGCTAGTAATGAAGCAAAAAATAAAGATACTAAGTCTTTGTGATTAACGTGTTCTGGCTTTTGAAAAAAAGACGTTATCCAGAATAAAATCATAGCACCGCCAATACGCAAATCTGTTATTACTAAGGGAGTAATGGCACCACCTACCAAAATAACTTTGGAGACCGGTGACATAAGTCCCCACATGACATTTGCTCCAAGCATGGAGGCATGTCCCTTCCAATCAAAGTTCATTGTCTTTTATGTAATATAAACTGAGTAAGTATAATGTTATTGCTAACACAATTAGGCAAACAGAAACTAATCCTGTAAAATAATTAGCCAACACGAACCAGCTAATTCCACAGATTACGAGATAGAGAAGTATCCCCTTTGTTTCGTTTTTGCTAATTCTAATTTTTATTTTGGAAAAAAGAAAATAATCCAATGAATACTTGCCAGCTCCTAATAGCAGCTGGATAAGGTATAAGCCTAAAAATAGAGTAGGTAATACCTTAATATTGAATGAGTCGAAGAAGTGAAATTTGACCGCAATCAACATGTTAAATGCTAAAATACTTGCAGCCAATCTGGTCTGAAATCCAACTATAAGCATTATTGGACAAATGGTTTGGGCAAAGATAGTCAGCCACAGAGACGGAATATTACCGATACAGATAGGGTTACCGAAAAAATCTGCGGCATATCTGTCATAATTGACAATCTTCCCATATCCATAAGGTAACATCATCAATCCGCAAAAGCTACGGAAATTAAGAATTACGAAAGAGTAGAAATTCCCTGAAAAGGAATTTCTACTCACTAAATAATTTATAAGATGCTTCATATATTCACAGTCAATCAATATGATGTCCAACCGCCATCGGCCACGAATATACTGCCATTTACGAATGAAGCTTCATCAGAAGCAAGAAAGAGAGCAACCTTGGCTATCTCGTCCGGGGTACATTTCCTCATGTTCGTGATGTAACCTTCTGTAATCTTATCTTCAATATCTTTCCATTTTCCAATAGACTGGTCGCGTGCTGTTTTGGATCCGGCCAGCTTTTCACTGTTGATGCGCAGATTGGTTTCTACTCTACCGGGGGCAACAGCATTGCAACGGATATTCTTTTCCTTATAGTTGAACGCCACATTTTTGGTTAATCCGATTAAAGCATGTTTGGAAGCTACATAGGCTGCTCCACCACCACGTGCTCCAGTAAATCCGGCAATGGAAGCTGTATTGACAATGACCCCACCGCCCTGTTTTTCAAAAATGGGAATCACTTTACGAATACCTCGCATCGGTGCATTCAGGTTGGTTTCCATTACCTTGTACCATAAGTCGTCACTGACTTCACCGACCGGTATCAGCTCGTCAAAAATGCCTGCATTATTCACCAGTATGTCCAGACGTCCATATTTGGATAAAGCAGCATCCACCATTTTTTGAATGTCGGCTTCTTTGGTTACATCCGCTTCTACGCCTATTACATCATATCCCTGCTTGGACAATGAGGTTACGGCTTCATTCAAAGTGACTTTATTGATGTCAACCAGAACGACTTTAGCTTTTTCTTGGGCAAACAAGGTGGCGATAGCTTTTCCATTGCCAGATGCCGCTCCCGTAACCAAAGCTATTTTGTTGTTTAACCTGGCACTCTGTGCGAATGCTTGTCCTGCAAATAACATGAGAATGAGAATCATTCCTAGAGAAATAATTTTTTTCATACGCTTTGAGAATTTAAATGTTACTATAAAATCAATAAGCTGTCCAAGCACCATCGGCAACAAAAATGCTACCGTTTACAAATGATGCTTCATCAGAAGCTAGAAACAGAGCAACTTTTGCAATTTCTTCTGGAGCAGCCTTACGCTGATTGGTGGCATATCCCATTGCAATTTTTTCCGTAATCTTAGCCATGTCTTCGGATAAGCATCCATCTTTACTGGATGTTTGAAGTGCTTTTTTGCTATTATCCCGTATGTTGGTATCTACACGTCCCGGAGCCACGGCATTGCACCGAATATTCCATTCCTTGTAGCAAAAGGCCACGTGTTTGGTCAATCCTACCAAGCCATGTTTCGAGGCGACATAGGCTGCTCCGCCACCTCTTGCACCCGTCAATCCTGCTATGGATGCTGTGTTGACGATTACTCCACCACCTTGTTCCTTGAATATGGGAATCGTATAACGTATGGCTCGCATGGGAGCTGTCAGGTTTATAGATAATACTTTCTCCCAAAGTGCATCATCTGTATCGGCAACAGGAACCAACATGTCAAAAATACCAGTATTGTTAATCAGAATGTCCAATCTCCCAAAAGCGGAAATAGCTGTTGATACCATCCGCTCAATATCCGATTCTTTGGTTACGTCAATGACCACCGACAACACCTCGCAGCCTTTCTGCTGCAAATCCGCAGTAACTTGTTCCACGCCTTCTTTATTGATGTCAGCAAGGACGACTTTTGCACCTTCCTGAGCGAATAAAGTAGCTATTGCCCTACCATTGCCCGATGCTGCACCTGTAACTAGTGCTGTTTTGTCTTTTAGTCTCATAATCATTTTTTTGGTGAATATTAAAAATCCTTTCTCTTTGTTTTTATTGCAAATTTAAAGTGGAATGAAATGTAATTTATTGTATCTTTGCTATAAGATATTGTACTATTTCGTTATGTGGAAAGAAAATTTATATCAACCCGTTGAAATTCTGATTCGCAATCATGAAATATTTCCAATTGCCGAACACCAGCATTCATTCTTCGAAATGGTGTATGTGCATGAGGGAACTGGACGATTTTATGTCAAGGAGTCAGATTGTAAGGTTGAGGAAGTTATTTATCATGCCCATTCTTTGTTTCTTATTCCTCCGGAAACCCCTCATTGTTTCACGATAGATACGCATAGTGAATATATATTTATTCGTTTTGTGCTTCATTATGTGGAAGACTATATAGGGAAATATCTGGCAGAGATATTTCGTGACTCCAGTCGTCAGGCAGAAATCTCTCTAAATAAATCGGATGAAAATATGGTATTCCAGCTTTTTGACTTTATAAGAAAGGAAGAAGACAATAGGCAAATGGGGACAAACTATTTGCAACAGCAGTGGCTTAACAGTATCTTGGTTTTAGTTGCAAGAAATATCGTTCATGAAGCTAAAGATGAGTGCCTGTCTGTCAAATATCTTACTATAAATGAAACCAACCCAGCTGTATATATGTTGCAGTATATCCAGCAACATATACACCAACCGGAGTTGTTGAGGGCGGAAAGCCTTTCCAAAATATTTCATCTTTCGCCTGATTATATCGGAATTTATTTCAAACGATATTATCAAGAAACACTACAACAGTATATTGGACGAAATCGTTTGAAGATGGTAGAAAATTTGTTATTGAACAGTTCCATGACAGTCAAAGAGATAGCCTATAAAATGGGGTATACTGATTCTTGCTACCTCGTAAAGTCGTTTCAAAAGGTTTATGGAATTTCACCTTTGAAATATAGGCAAGAACATTCTCAAAGCAATAATTTAAAGTAATGGATTTGTGGTTCTGCTTGCAAGGTTTAGTCTTTTTTGTCTATATATCCAAAACGGACTAAACTTGTTTCTATTGACGGCAATTTATATATGTGCTGGCGAAAAGAAAAACAGTATTCTTCTTTTCGCCAGCATTACTTTTATGATAGGTTAGTAATTTGAGGAAGCAATGAACTCCTTTATTTCTTCCTCGCTTGGAAGTTCTATCATGTACTTCTGTACGAAGATATTCGGGTCTAATCCGGCAGTGGCATACTTAACCAATGTATCTCCCTTTTCTGTGCAAAGCAGAATACCGATAGGCGGATTATCATCCGGCTGCATCACTTCCGCTTTGAAATAGTTCAGATACATATTCAGTTGCGAAGCATACTCATGGCGGAATTTGTCTATCTTCAATTCCACAATGACATGACATTTCAAGATGCGGTGATAGAATACGAGGTCGGCAAAGAAATAATCCTCATCAATCAAGATACGCTTTTGCCGGGCTTCAAAACAGAATCCATGCCCCATTTCCAGCAGGAAGCGTTGCAGGTTGTCAAGAATGGATTGCTCCAAGTCGTTTTCTGTTACTAAGGCACGTTCATTCAATCCTAAGAACTCTAAGGTAACAGGGGTGTTGATAACATCTTTAGGTTGTAATAGGGTTGCTTGTTGCTGTACTAAAGCGGAGAGGGCTTCTTTGTTTTTGGAGAGTCCGCTACGCTCGTAATATAAAGATGCTATTTGTCGTTCCAACTCCTTTACAGACCAGCAACCACGAATCGTTTCCATTTCATAGAAAGCACGTTTTACCGGGTTCTCAATTCCTGATATGGTATTTAAATGGGTGGAAGATAATCTGTTGAATAATCTATCAGACGGAATCATCGATGTTTTGGCTTGTGGATGTTCTGCTGATAGCTTCCAAACGTTATTTTCAGATTCGGCGGTCGCCAACCGCCGAATTGGTTCGGTGAATTCGGCGGTCAATGACTGCCGAATTTGAATTTGCGATGTAATATACTGTGCAATAGGTTCTTTCAGCTGTGGATAAACAAGGTACAGCCGCCTAAATTCACGAAATCTACGTTCATTCAGACCTTTTGTTTTCAGCCGTTGTTCCAGCCTTTTCAACAGTTGTTCACCGTATGCGGCACGGTCTTCTCCGTTCTGCTCAAATTCCACGATATAGCAACCCATAAGCCAGTTACGGGAAGTAAGGGCGAGGTTTACAGCGTGTGCGGCTTGTGCCTGCAACGTGTTCTGTATCGTACTGATATGTTTTACTAATGCTTCAAAGTCCATAGTCGCAAAGATAAGTCTTTTATGATTAAAATTTTAGTTCGGGTAGGCTGTTTATAGCTTCCTCTTTCAATTTATCCACGGCACGGGTGTATTTCTCGGTATGCTTCAATCCGCTGTGTCCTAAAAGACTGGCTACGGTCTTGATATTTGCCCCATTGTTTAGAATGTTCACGGCAAAAGAATGGCGGGCACAATGCCAGCTTATATGTTTGTCTATTCCGGCTCTCTTTACCCAACGCTTGACCGATTTGCAGCAGCTTTCGTATGTAGGCAAATCGAATATCAAACAGTTTTTATCTGCTGGAGCTTCACCAATGATAGACAATAGACCGTCATTTAAAGGAATAACCACACCACTGCTGGCAGAATGTCCCTTTGTTTTACTTTGTTCAAACTTCAATAACCGATTTGCGTAATCCACATTCCTATAGGTAAGGTCTTTTACATCACAGAAGCGCAGACCGCAATACAGACAAAAGATAAACGTTCGTCTGACTATAGGGTTTTCGTTGTCATAATGACAAGCCATCAGCTTTTGTATTTCTTCGAGCGAAAGCACATCTTTCCGAAGCATCTGGCTATCTACTTTGCAGGTGACATCTTTGCAAGGGTCTTTCAGCATTACATCATGCTCTATCGCATAGCGAATAACTTTCTTGAAACGCTGGTAAATGCTTTTAGCACCTTCGCCAACGCTTCGGGATTGCAGATAAGCTACAAACTGTTCCATCATTTCTTTGGTGATGAGTTCCGGTTTAATGCTACATTCATTCATGGGGTACTTCTCTTTCAAGAAGTCTTTGAAACGGCTAAGCGCAATTTGCATCATGCGAATATCTTTCTTGGTATAGCTATTGATATAGGCTTGAAAGTAGTCCAAGAAATTAACAGCCCTGTCTTTCTTTAAGTGGTAACCTAACATGCTTTCTTTAAACTCCTGTTCACGCTCTGCACGTATGCGCATGGCGAGTTCCAAAGTTTCCTTGTTCTGTTGCCGTTCCGCAGGAGTACGGGGGGGTGTCTATCAGATACAGGCTAAGGTTTTCTTTTCGCCTGTGATGCTTGATAGCGAACTTTGGCTTTCCTTGCATCTTACCACTTTCGTAATACACCTGATTACCGTTTTCATCCAATACGGGCTTTTCCTCTCTACCTAAATAATACTCTAAGTAAAGGCTTATTCTACCGTCTGAGAGCTTATTTTGCTCCAATTTGGGGTTCTCTTTCGTTTTATTTTCTAACTTTGCCATTGTTTAGAGGTTTTATCCCGATTTAGGTACCGTAACCGGGTAATTACGCTAAATAGTTGATTTTCTTTTGTTTTCCGATATTGCAAAGGTGCAAAAGAAAATGATATTTCAAAGTGTACTAAAAGTGTACTGAATAACAGAAAACGGGCAAAATAGGGCAAAAATGGAGAAAACAGGAGATGTGCAAATGGCTGATAATGAGTAGAATAAACTCTTTTTGTTTTCCTGTGATTTCTATGGTTTGTATCAGGTCTGGGTACAAGAGATCCTGACAATATTGATTGTCAGGATTTTCTCTTTTATAGAGCGGACAAATCCTTTAATAGTTTGATAAAGCAATGAAAGCTTTTCTGGTTCCGTTTGCACGGCGGGCGGTTCTTAGCTTGGAATATAAACTTAGTAAGATGCTAATATTATGATGAAGAGTCAGAATTCGGCAATTGGCCGATCGCATGTTGTTTGGCTGGATGTGGTACGTTTTGTTGCCATGTTTACCGTGGTTTGTTGCCATAGTGCAGATCCGTTTAACTTTTATCCGGGTGAACCACCAGCTAATATCGATCAGATTAAGTTCTGGGGAGCAGCTTATGGATCGTTTCTCCGTCCTTGTGTCCCCCTGTTTGTGATGATTACGGGAGCCTTGCTGTTGCCATTGAAGGACGATACTTCCGTCTTTTATAAAAAAAGGATCAGCCGTGTCTTTTGGCCTTTCCTGATTTGGTCTGTGCTTTATAACCTGTTCCCTTGGATAACCGGACAGCTAGGCTTGTCACCGGAGGTGATCTTGGACTTTTTTCCCTATTCGGGCGAAGAAGTGGCTCGTCAGTCATTGGATGTTTCCTTGAGATATATTGCGGAGATCCCATTGAATTTCTCGATTGTAGATGTGCATATGTGGTATATCTATCTATTGATCGGGTTATACTTGTACTTGCCTGTTTTCTCTGCCTGGGTGGAAAAAGCCTCTGAAAAGGCCAAGCTATGGTTTTTGCTGGCCTGGGGCGTGTCGACACTGTTGCCTTATTACTATCAGTTCGTTTCACCTTATGTATGGGGAGGCTGTTCCTGGAACTCCTTCAATATGTTGTATTATTTTGCCGGGTTCAACGGCTATCTGCTTTTAGGACATTACCTGCGCAATCACGACTGGAGTCTGAATAAAATCTTGTTGGTCGGGATCCCGATGTTTTTGATCGGCTATGTCGTAACTTTTTTCGGTTTCCGCTATGTAACCGCTCTGCCGGAATACAGCGAAGAATTGCTGGAACTTTTCTTTACCTATTGTTCTCTTAACGTCGTGATGATGACGGTCCCCGTTTTCCTATTGATGAAAAAGGTGGATGTGCGATCCGAAAAGATCAAGAGTTTGCTGGCAAACCTGACGACTTGTGGGTTCGGAATCTATATGGTGCATTATTTCTTTACCGGTCCGGGTGTCGTTCTGATGCGTGCCTTGCATGTACCGGTGGCTTTACAGATACCTGCCGCCGCGGTTGTCGCATTTGCCATTTCCTGGTTGATCGTAGCTTCCATTTATCGATTGATGGGGAAGAATGCCAGGTATGTAGTAGGGTAACTTTATACTGTAATAAAGTAAAGCTATTCAAGTCGATGTGCCTATGTGTCAGGAAGGATGTGTGGGTAATTTTTGAACAGCATCTTCTCAGATGGTCGTCGAATGCTTGGGGGGAGCTCAAAGTTAAGTCAGAAGAAAAAATGCTCGATTTTCTGGTTGACACTCCCTTATTATCCGTCTTAGCATTGGCTTGATGTCAATGATCGTATCCTGGCTAATGGGACGTTTTTGCCATAATGTGGCTCAAATACAAGCATATTAGGTTCTTGAAATGAAAAAATGCTGTACATTTGCAGGTATAGTCTAATAACAACGGGATAATGATGCTAAATGGCAAGTTGATAATCGACGAACTGCTGATAATTTTATTTGTTTTTACTCTTTCTCTTTTCCCTGTGGAGGCAAGGACGACAAGCGGCAATGGTCAGAAGGTTTTGGTCATTAGCTCTTATTCTCCGATCAAGGAAGAGGGAAACCATCTGATTGCGTCTTTCATAGATCAGATGCAGGTAGATTCGGAAGCGAAAATATTTGTTGAGTATATGGACTGCGAGGCTTCTCCCGTCTTTGAAACCTGGGTAGGATGGATGCGGCAGCTTTTTGCTGCCTATAAGGTAAAGCCGGATGTGGTCGTGCTGCTAGGCAATGAGGCTTGGTCTTCCTATCGGGTCACTTGTGTGGATAGCTGGCATGAGATTCCTGTCGTGTTGGGTTATGTGAAAGGAGCCTTCATTGATTATGAGAATAAAGACAAGAAGCTGTTTTCGGTTGCCGATATGATGCCGATGAAAGAGTCGTTCGGCGATTTTAGAATAACGGGATATTCCTATAAGGATTTTGTCATTGAGAACCTGTCGCTGATAAAACAACTTCAGCCACATATCCGCAAAGTGGCGTTTTGTTATGACAATCGTTATAATATGGCGTTTTTCGAGTCTTATATCAACGATCTTTTCGAGCAGATCGATTCGCTCGACCTTCGCTATATGGATGGCTGTAAGCTGTCTACTCCCCAACTACTCGATTCGATTGCCTGTATGGATGATTCCTATGCCATCTTATCGGCGGGATGGTATACTGATGCCCTTCAATATCCCCATGCACATTCGATGCTCCACAATGAGCTGGCACGTTATACGTCCAAGCCGGTTTATCAGGTTTTGGATCAGGGCACGTCGAACATGAATTACATTGGTGGCTATTTTATTTCCGGAGAGGATTTGGGTAAGGACTTGGCATTGCTGACTCATTGTGTTCTGACGAAAGGATTCGAAAATAGTCCGGCTTTTCAGTTCACTCCTTCACTTCCCAATTACTATATCAACTATCCGACGCTCGTAGCTTCAGGGATCGACCCCTCGTTGTTGCCTGAAAATACGGTGTTCTATAACGAAGAACCTTCATTATGGCAAGAACATCCGGTAGAAGTGATCCTGTTTGTCTGTTTGGTTATTTTGATGGTGGTTATCTTTATTGGTATCTTAAATTACAGGAAACGAAAGGAAGACGCTTACAAGACGGCAAATACCAAAATGATGGAACTTTTGAGCCGGATGCCGGACATGGCAACCATCTATGACTTCGATCTGAATATAGTGGATATCGTGAACCCTGATAATCACAATTGGAAAGATGTCGACACGAGATGCCAGATAGGGAAGAATCTGAAGGATCTTCATCTTGAATATCCGCAGGCTAAAGAGATGCTGGATGAAATTATCTTGCATGTGAAGCGGACGGTCGAAACGGGTGAGGTGACTGTCTTTAATTGCAAGTACGGGAAAAAGGATCGGATCAAATATACAAAGGCACGTGTTGTACCGTTTGAGAATAATTCGGTTATCTGCTTTACCCATGACGTGACTCCTTATGTCGTTGCCGAAAAGGAAATCCTGCGTTTGAAAACATTCCTGCAATCGATCATGGATAATCTGCCGGTAGGATTGTTTATCAAGGATGTGAGTAATGAGTACCGCTATCTGTTCTACAACAACAAAGTCTCCGAATTTTATAAAGAGGCCTTTGATTGTATGTTGGGGAAGAATGATTTTGAAGTGAACGATTTGAAAGCTTCTCTTTTCAGGGAAGAAGATAACCGGGTGTTGCAAAGCGACAAGCCGATTTCTTTTAACCGGGTATTGTTTGATGAAGAAACCGGGTTACCTGTCCGTTGGGCTGTTACTACTAAGACGCGCTTGGAAGATAAAGAGGGAAACCTATATATTGTTGCTACAATGGTTGATACGACGGATATTCGTAGGAATGAACTCGAGCTTGATGATATACGCCGGGAATTGTCCGTTGCCCTTGATGCCGGTTCCCTGTCGGCTTGGTGCTATGATGT